ATCACACAATGGCCAAGCACCCCGCCCTCGACGTCCCCGCCCGCAGCCCCAGCGACAACCGCCCCTACGGCCACCGCGCCGCCTCCGCAGTCAACGACCGGCTCCAGGGCACCGGCTACGGGGTGAGCTACCGCCGGTACCTCAGAGACGGCTACACGCGCGCCCGGCCCTACAACCTCTACACACCGACGGGCGTCGTCTCCTTCTCGACCCCCGAGGCGGCCCTGGCCGGAGCCCTGGCGCGCATCGCCGCCGCCCAAAAATAAATGCGTGTAAACGCCCTGTGCCCCTTGCGGCATAGGGCGTTTCGCCCTATCTATCACTTGTGGCCAGGGCAATCACGCCCGGCCCCAGGAGAGACCCAGATGACCGCCCCCGCTTCAACCAAGACCGTCGCCGTCACCGGGCGCAAGGACAGCCACCTGCAGCGCGCGGGCTGGGCCAAGATCGTGAAGATCGACATCGACACATGGCTCGACGCCGACGACCGCATCGACTTCCGCATCCTCTGGCTGACTGACCTCGAGGGCAACGTCTGGGAAGCGTCGGCCAAGATCGGCGAGACCGAGGAGCAGGTGGCCGAGGTGTTCGCCCGCCGCGCCTACACCAACGACCGCTGCATCCTGGCCTTCCCCGCGAAGGCCTGAGCCACCCACATCGCGGACAACCCGCCGCCCGGCCCCGGCTCTCAGAGTGCGGGGCCTTTGGGGTGCAAGGGCGCTTCCGCCCGGCAGGAGATCGAGATGATTATCTACAGCGCTGGCCCCTTCGACGTCGTCCACCACGAGGCTGACGGCATGTACTACGTCCACGACGTCCGCAGCGGGGAGGTCGTCTCGAACTACTACCCCCTCGCCAAGACGGCCAACCGCCGCGCGCGGCAACTGGCCGAGGCCAGACCCTGGACGCTGCCGACCCTCCCGGTCGGCACGCCGGAGACCGCCGACAACTACCCTGGCGTGGCCCCGAAGCCGCAGGTCGATGACGACCCCCGTGGCCCCGAGGAGCGCGCCTACGACGAGCGCCAGGAGGCCCGCGTCCAGGCTCAGATCGAGCAGGCCAAGGAGGAGGACCGCATCTTCTGCGAGACGGTCCTGCACATCGACGCGATGCGCCACACCGTCCTCGAGGCCCTCGACGCGATCGACGCGGAGATCGCCGCCGGCCACCGCGCCGACACCCGCGAGCAGTGGCTGACCATGGCCGCCGAACTGCTGCGCCCCATCATCAAGGAGCGCACGGGCCTCGACATGACGCCCTACCGCGTCACCTGCGGCTGGCCCTCCCTGGGCGGCGCAGGCAAGCGCACCGTCCTCGGTGAGGCGTGGCACCACCGCGCCTCGACCTCCGGCCACGCGGAAATCTTCATCACGCCGGCTGAGGACGATCGGCGGATGGTCCTCGCCATCCTGATCCACGAGGTCCTCCACACCTGCCTGCCGGAGGGCACGGGCCACAAGCGCCCCTTCTGCGACGCGGCAGCCAAGATGGGCTTCGCCTCGCCCTTCACCCAGTTGGTCTCGACGCCCCTCCTCTGGCAGATCGCGGACGACATCATCGCCCAACTGCCCCTCTACCCCCACGCCAAGGTCGTCCCCGGCCTGCGCTCGCTGGGCGCGCCCAAGGAGCAGAAGAACCGCCAACTGAAGGCCGTCTGCACCGGCTGCGGCTTCACCTTCCGCGCCTCCAAGAAGTGGCTGACGGTCGCTGAGACCCTGCAGTGCCCCGACCCCGACTGCGGCTCCGACATGGTCTGCGAGGGCCTGGATGAGGGCGATGATGAGGGGGAGGAGGGGTAGGGCAAAATAGCCGGGTTGAAAAAACAACCCTGGGAAACAACTAGGGCAACTAGTCCTAGGGTTGGAGGGCCTGCGGCACCCCCGAGGGGTTGAAAGGTTGGAGGGGTTGTTCCGTTAAGGAACAACCCTCCTTTTCAACCCTGAAGCCGAGACCTTTTCGGAGGGGTTGTTTTTTGGGGTTGGAAGGGTCTCGCGGAGGGTGGTGGCCTGGAGGGGCCTGGAGGGGCCTCTGTGGGGCTCCTGGAGGGCTGCGAGCGCGCCGCCCGCGTGGCCCGGTATCGCGCGCGCATAGCCCGACGGCGTACCGTTGCCAAGGCCGGCAGAACACCCTCAGGGATGTCCTGCGCGCTGGCCGTCCTGGCCGGCGATCCACCACCGCAAAGGACACCATGACCTACACATCTGAGCAGGCCCGCCTCGACGCGGAGCAGATCGTCGACAATGTCATTGTGAGCAGTGACACGCCAACGGACGCCCTGGCGAAGGCCCTCTTCCGCCTCGTCAACCGGCGGGTCGGTGACGCCCTCTGCGGGCTGCAGGCCGATCGCGGACCCATGCAGAAGCCGGAGGCTCCGCGCCGCGACGACAGGCCGGCGTCCACTGGCGGCGACGGCAACCGCCTGATCCCGCCCTCCGAACTGGGCCTGGACGTGGCCCAGGGGCCGAGCGGCAAGCTGGTGTCGATCACGATCCACTTCGACGAGCCGATCGAGACGCCCGCCTTCACCGTCCAGATCGAGACGGACGGCGGCGGCCACTACATCCCCACTGAGGTCGACGAAGACGACGACGACGACGACTGCGACGCCATGAAGGAGATGCTCAGGGGGCACTGGGGCTGATGAACGCCGCAGAGGCCCTCCTGCAGTCCTGGGCGGCTGACGCCCGGCCCAGGGACTACAAGGCCCGCCACGCGCACCGGGGCACGCCGTCCCGGCTGCGCCTGAGCGCGTCCGGTCCCAGCCGTGGCGAGAAGAGGCGCGCCGCCCGCGAGCGGCTCATCATGGTCATCGGCCTCGAGCGCGAGGCTGAGGCGGCTGTCAGGAAGGCGTTTACACGATGAAGCCCGACCTCATCGACAAGATCGCCTGGGGCGCCATGACGGCCATGCTCGTCGTCCTCGCCGTGACCCTCGCCTCTGCCTGCGCGGCGATCTCCTTCGTCGCCTGGAGGGAGATTTTGACCTGATGCCCCGCATCTCCCGGCACGACTACATCGCCGGCCTGGAGCGCAAGCGCCTCGCCCGCCTGGAGACGAGGGCCAGGGAGCGGCGGGAGCGTGAGGAGGTCGAGGCTGGCGTCGCTGAGAGCGTCAACCTCGGCCTCTCTCGCGGTGAGGCCTTCGACGCGCCGGAGCCGGGCAAGGGGGCCAGGACGAGGCCCGTCCGCCGCATGAGCGGCCTCGGCTGGCTGGCCAAGCAGGGGCGGATGCCCCCCGACCTCAAGCGCATCGGCGAGACCTACGGCGACGCCTACCGCGTGGCCCAGGGCGAGGACAGCATCCGCTCCTGCATCGGCGACACGAACGGCGGCGGATCGAGCGTCATCCGCATGCCGCCCTCCTTCATCCTGGTCAGGATGCGCCAGCGGGCCAGGGACGATCTGGCCGGCATGCGCGCCCGCCTGGGCAACGAGCAGAGCCTCATCCAGGCGATGGACCTCATCTGCGGCGAGGAGAAGACGCCCAGGGAGGCCTCCAAGAATGGGGCCGACGCGGCTGCCCTCGAGGCCCTCCTGATGGCCGCCCTGCGCCTGCTGCAGGCGACCGGGTTGGCGAGGGCCGCATGACCCCCGAGCAGTACGAGCGGCTGCCTGATGCGTTCCAGCGCATCATCCGCATCGACCGATACGTCAGGGCGCATCAGGTGGTGCCCTTCGACCTCGCCAGGGAGCGGCGGGAGCAGCGCCGGCTGTGCGAGATCATCGTCCGACCCGGCAGCGGCAGGGGGCGCAGCGCGGCCCTCTGACGGCGTACCGTTGACGGACCTGGACGAACAGCGGCAGGGAGAAGTCTGCACTCAGAAGTGTGCGTGGCGGTCCCCCCCTCGCTCGCACCGGCAGCAATCAACCCCTGGGCCTCACCTCCCAGGGGTTTTTCGTGCCTCGGAGGTCAGATGGTCTCACCCAGACGAGATGATCGCCAAAGACCGAGGCCCCCGGCCTGGGCTGGGTATGCCCAAGGCGCACGCGACGTGGTGGTCGACGGCGCTGAGGCTCTGCGTCGCTATGCCCGCAGCCGCACGCCCGCCCAGGCCTGGGGAGACGCTGTCGAGATGGCCAAGGGCCTCGGCGTGTCGGCCCTCGAGGGCGGCATCCGCGAGGCCAACAAGATCGCCGACGAGGACGGCTTCGACCTGACCCGCTCCTTCGACCGCTGGGTCGGCGACGCCGTCGACAATGTCGTCGACAAGGGCAAGGCGGCATACGCCGCCGACCGCAAGGCGCGGGCCAGCGGGAGGCGCGAGGACTACAAGGGCGCCGTCATGGCTGTTGGAGGTGTCACCGCTGCGGCTGCAGACGGCCTGACGGGCGGCGGCAAGACCAAGGTGGCCAAGGCCGCCCTGGCCGAGGCCCAGGCCCTGAAGCGGTCGTCTGACGCCCTCCTGGCCCCGCCTGGGTACAAGCCCAGCACCCGCCAGCTTGCCCGCACCCGCCAGCCAATGGCGATGAAGCCCCAGAAGGCGCCCGCCGGCGTCACCGGCAGCAGCGACGCGACCAGGAACATCGACGTCACCTACAACGGCAAGCACCCCCACGAGTGGACCGCCGAGGAGAAGACGGCCTTCGGCGAGTTGTACGGCCTGAAGGGCTTCGGCGACGAGGCCCCCATGCAGGTCTTCCTCGACATGGACGGCAAGGAGATCGAAATTCCAGGCGGGCTGGAGGGGCGCTGGTCGCACTCTGACCTCCTGCGCCTCAAGGGTGCGGGCATCGACCCCAGCCGCCTGCCTGAAGACCTCCACATCGCCATCCAGCAGAAGCTGGGGCGCACCATGACGGACGACACGGGCCTCAGCGACGGTCAGGTCTGGAGCGGCGCGATGTTCGGCATGACCAGCCCGAACAACCCCCTGTTCCCCAACCAGATGGCCATGAGCCGCCTGCGGATGAACAACATGGAGGACGTCAGCCGCCTCGCCGAATTTGCCCCCTGGAACCGTCCAGGCAGCAATGGCGCGCCGATCTCGCCGGAAGACCGGAGGCGTGTAAGCGACGAGATCGCAGCCGCCTACGGCCTGAACTCGGGCAAGGCGGGCGGCCTGGGCGTTCGCGGGACGACCGACTACAGCCGCGTCGCCGACTTCGCCCACATGTTCCGCACCGACCCTGAGTGGATGCACCGCCGGCAGGACGAGCCGTGGTCGAACTTCGCGGAGCGCGTCATCAGTCAGGTGCCCGGCTTCAAGGCCAAGACCGGCATGTTTGGCACCGTCTGGCAGGACCCTGGCAACGCCGACGTCTCGGCGATGGACCGCCACATGGTGAACTTCGTGGAAGACGCGATCTTCACCGACCCCCAGCACCGCGCCTCATACGAGGCCCGCGTCCTCAACCGCGTCAACAAGGGCGGCGGCAAGACCTACGAAAGCTACGCAGACCTCCCCCACGCGATCCGCCAGGACGGCCTGCTGGAGGAGATTGGCAAGGCTCCCACGCCCAAGTTCCGCAACCACCGCACGGGCGAGATCAGCGGGGCGATCCCCGAGCATCTGGCCGGCGAAGACTGGATCAGCGAGCCTGAGAGCGTCCAGTTGATCGGCGACGCCTACAAGCGCGGCATGGCCATGAATGCCGAGCATGCCCGCGAGAGGGGCGTCGGCCTCTTCAACTCGCAGTGGCACGTCTGGGACCGCATCCGTCGCCGCCTGGAGCCGCACGAGAACATGTATCCCGGCCTCGAGCGGCTTCCTCGGATGAGCGTCAATCAGCTTCGTGTCGCCGACGACGCCCACCGCCGATCGGGGCACAAGAACTACACCAAGACCGAGTTGGACGACGGATCGACCCGCCTCAACCCGACCAAGCCGGTCCCTGATTGGCGCAGGCTGACCTACTTCGGCATCCCGGCTGCCATCGCCCTGCCTATGACTGCCCAGATGATGCAGCAGACGCAGCCGCCGCCCGAGGAAGAGCCGACCTACTACTAGCCCAGCGGAACAATCCCTCGAGGGGAACTTCGCGCAGCCCAGGCATCGTCATGGCAAAGCCTAAGCCCAAGCCCATCGCGTTTACACGCGAGATCGCGGAGGACATCTGCGCCTGGGTCTCCTCCGGCAAGAGCGTCACCGCCTACTGCCGGCAGCCGAACACGGTCTGCAAATCGACGGTCTTCAACAAGCTGGCCTCCGAGGAGTGGTTCGTCGAGATGTTCGAGAAGGCGGCGCAGGCTCGCGCCCATGCCGTGGTCGATGAACTGATCGACATCGCCGACAACACGCCCGATCCCGCCGTCGCCCGCAACCGCATCCACGCCCGGCAGTGGTACGCCGGCAAGATGCACAACAAGTACGCCGACAAGCAAAAGATCGAGCATGAGGGCGGCATTACAGTAGAGATCGTCCACTTCGGCGCGAAGACTGATGACGACAAGGATTAGGCTCCCCAACAACTGGGAGCCTCGAGACTACCAGCTTCCCCTCTGGTCCTACCTCCAGGGGGGCGGCCTTCGTGCAGACGTGGCCGCGCACCGACGGTGGGGCAAGGACGAGGTCGCGCTGCACTGGACGGCGACCCAGATGGTTCAGCGCCCCGGCAGCTACTGGCACATGCTGCCGGAGGCCTCCCAGGCGCGGAAGGCGATCTGGGACGCCGTCAACCCGCACACCGGCCTGCGCCGGATCGACGAGGCCTTCCCGCCCGCCCTGCGCGAGACGACGCGCGAGCAGGATATGTTCATCCGCTTCAAGAACGGCGCGACGTGGCAGGTCGTCGGGTCGGACAACTACAACTCCCTGGTCGGCTCGCCGCCAGTGGGCGTCATCTTCTCCGAGTGGTCGATCGCCCGCCCCGACGCCTGGACCTACATGAGGCCCATCCTGGCGGAAAACGGCGGCTGGGCGGTGTTCCTGTGGACGCCTCGGGGCCGCAACCACGCCACGCGGGCCTTCGAAGCGCGCGAGACTGACGCCGATTGGTTCACCCTGCGCTCGCCGGCCAGCGACACCAGTGTGTTTACACGCGATCAACTGGACAAGGAGCGCCAGGACCTGATCGTCGAGACCGGCTCCCAGGAGGAGGGCGAGGCCCGCTTCCGCCAGGAGTACATGGTCGACTTCAACGTCGCCACGCCGGGCTCCTACTACGGCTCCCTGATCGGGGCCGCCGAGGCTGCCGAGCCGTCGCGCTTCCGTCGCGGCCTGTACGACCCGAGCGTCAAGGTGGAGACGTCCTGGGACCTGGGGATCGACGACTACACGGCCATCTGGTTCTTCCAGCAGGTCGCCACCGAGGTCCGCGCCATCGACTACTACGAGGTGGGCGGGGAGGGGCTGCAGAGCATCGTCCGAGAGGCGATCGCCTCCAAGCCCTACGTCTACGGCACCCACTACCTGCCGCACGACGTCCAGGTCAGGGAACTCGGCAACAGCGGCAAGAGCCGGCTGCAGACCCTGAACGGCCTCGGCCTGACCAACGTCAACGTGGGCGTCCCGACGGACCCCGAGGAGCGCATCAACGCCGGGCGACAGTTGATCCCCGTGACGTGGTTCGACGTCGACAAGTGCGCCCAGGGCATCGAGCGCCTGCGGAACTACAAGAAGCGGTGGAACGCCGCCCTGGGGACCTACACCGGCCCCCTGCACGACCAGAACAGCCACGGCGCTGACGCCTGGGGCGAGTTCGCGATGAACCGAAAGATCAGCCGCTTGGCGACGCCCCGAGGGCGTCCGAGGCCGACGACCGGAGGCTGGATGGTATGAAGGAAGCAATCCTCGAGGAAGCCCTGGAGGCCTTCGATCTCGCCGCCGAGGCCGAGAACGACAACCGCGAAGAGGCCCTGGACGACCTCAGGTTCGCCCGCCTGGGTGACCAGTGGCCGGAGGGCGTCCGCTCCAAGCGGGAGGGCGAGGGCCGTCCCTGCCTGACGATCAACAAGCTGCCCGCCTTCATCCGTCAGGTGGTCAACGACGCCCGGCAGAACCAGCCGGCGATCAGCGTCCACCCCGCCGACGACAACGCCGACCCCGAGACGGCTGAAATCCTGGGCGACCTGATCCACAACATCGAGGTCTCCTCGAACGCCGAGGTCGCCTACGACACGGCCCTCGACTTCGCCGTGACGAGCGGCGTCGGCTACTTCCGCATCAACACCAAGTATTCCTGCGACGACACCTTCGACCAGGACATCGTGATCGAGCGGGTCGCGAACCCCTTCTCGATCTACGGCGACCCCAACTCGACGGCAGCCGACAGCAGCGATTGGGACACGGCCTTCGTCGTCGACAGCATGTCCAAGGCCGCCTTCAAGGCGCGCTGGAAGGGCGCTGATGAGGTCGATTGGCAGGCCGACGGCTACGAGGCGCTGAACGAGAACTGGCGCGTCGAAAACCAAATCCAGATCGCCGAGTTCTGGAAGCGGGAGGAGGTCCTGCGGAAGATCGTCGCCCTGAGCGACGGGACCATCATGGGCCTGGACGTTTACACGGCCCAGAAGGCCTTCTTCGACGCCCTCGGCGTGTCGATCGTCGGCCAGCCCCGCGAGGTGCGCTCCAAGAAGGTCGTGCAGCACATCATGACCGGCGCTGAGGTGCTGGAGAGCATCGATTGGGCCGGCCAGTACATCCCGATCGTCCCCGTCTACGGCGAGGAGATCATGATCGACGGCAGGCGTCGCCTGCGCTCCCTCGTCCGCGACGCGAAGGACCCCCAGCGCCGCGTGAACTACCACACCAGCATGGTGACCGAGTTAGTCGCCCTGGCCCCCAAAGCGCCCTGGGTGGGCCGCGTTGGGGCCTTCGACACCGACCGTGCGCGCTGGGAGACGGCCAACACCGAGAACCACGCCTACCTCGAGTACGACGGCAACGACGCCCCGCAGCGCCAGCCCTTCTCAGGCGTGCCCGCCGGCGAGATGCAGCAGGTGCTGCTGGCCTCGGACGACATGAAGGCCGTCATGGGCCTCCACGACGCCAGCCTCGGCATGCGCTCGAACGAGACGTCTGGCCGGGCGATCATGGCGAGGCAGCGCGAGGGCGACGTCTCGACGTTCAACTACATCGACAACCTCAGCCGCGCGATCCGCCACGCAGGCCGCATCATCGTCGACCTGATCCCGAAGGTTTACTCGGTCCCGCGCGTCATTCGCGTCATGGATCGCGAGGGAACGCCCCGCAACGTCCAGGTCAACCAGCCCTTCGTGCCGGGCGAGGAGGGGGCTCAGACCGGCCAGCCGGTGGAGGCCGAGAACCCCGACATCGCCAAAATCTACGACCTGACGGCTGGCAAGTACGACGTCATCGTCAAGGCCGGCCCCAGCTTCACGAGCCGCCGAGAGGAGGCCGCGACGCAGATGATCGAACTGGTCCGCGCGTTCCCGCAGGCGGCTCCCGTCATCGGCGACATGCTGGCCAAGAACCTCGATTGGCCGGGCGCAGACGACCTCGCTGTGCGGATGCAGGCCCTCCTGCCGCCCCAGGTGCAGGCCGCCCTGGCCGGCAAGCAGCCGCCGTCGCCCGAGCAGATGCAGATGCAGGCCCAGGTGCAGCAGATGCAGCAGGCCGGCCAGCAGCTTCAGCAGGCCCTCCAGCAGGCGCAGGCGCAGATCGAACAACTGCGGGCTGACCGCTCCCTGGAGGAGCGGAAGCTGGAGATCGAGGCCTACGAGGCCGAGACGCGCCGCATCGCTGAAGAGAACAAGTCGATGCCTGAGGGCGTCGCATACATTTCGCAATAACCCTTAGTCGAGAGGACCAAGGGACTGCGATTGCAAGCAGCGTCGAGATGACGCCGCCCCTCTGGAAGCAGAAACTATGACTATTGAAAGTGAAGTCGAGACCAACCTTGGCGATGACGAGTACATCGACAGTGGAGTTGAGGCTGAAGACGGAGACGAAGACCAGTCTGAGGAATACCTTGAAGACGGCGAAGAGGGTGATGAGCCCGAAGCCGAGGAAGAGGAAACCGAAGAAGTTGAGGTCTCCGGTAAGAAGTACAAGCTGCCCAGGTCCCTCAAGGACAACCTGATGATGCAGCAGGACTACACCCGCAAGACCACCGAACTCTCCGAAAGCCGCAAGGCCTTCGAAGCGGAGCGAGCGCAACGCATCGCCGCCGTCGAGGAGATGCAGGAGGACTACGGGCGCGTCCACGCCCTCAAGTCGCAGGTCGCTGAGTTCGAGAAGATCAACTGGTCGAACTTGAGCGCCATCGACCCCGCAGAGGCCCAGGCCCTGTGGATGACCTACCAGCAGGTGAAGGACGGACTGTCCAACGCCGAAAATGATCTGAAGACGAAGACCGAAGGCCGTCTGCGGGACCAGCGAGAGAACCTCGCCAAGGCGATGCAGGAAACGGGTCGAGTTCTCTCTCGCGAGATCAAGGGCTGGTCGCCGGAACTGAGCGGAAAGCTGGCCGAGTTCGCCGAAACCTACGGCGTGCCCCGGTCGGAACTGTTCGAGACCCCCGACCCGCGTATCTGGAAGCTGTTGAACGACGCCTACCAGGGACGCCAGACCCAGACAAAGCAGAAGGCGACCGAACGCCAGCAAAGGGTGCAGCAGGTGCAGCCCGCAAAGTCCGTCCAGGGGAGACCCATCCCCCCGACCGGATTGAGCGACCGCCTGAGCGCCGCAGAGTGGGCACGTCGCCGCAACGCCCAGTTGGCCAAGCGCCGCTAGGGCGAACTCCCCTCCACCGCAGCGTCGGATGACGCCGCCCCTCCCTTAGAAGGACCCCTTCGATGCCCAATACTCTGATCACCCCGACGCAGGTGACCCGCGAGGCCCTGCGCGTCCTCCACCAGAAGCTGAACTTCATCGGCTCCATCACCCGCGACTACGACAGCCAGTACGCGAAGAAAGAGGCGAAGATCGGCGACACGCTGAAAATCCGCCTCCCGAACCAGTACGTCGTGCGGAGCGGCGCGACCCTGAACATCACCCCGCCCCTCGGCGACACCGTCGAGCAGACGGTCGACCTGCGGGTCAACCAGCAGCGCGGTGTGGACCTCGCGTTCACCTCCGTCGACCTGACGCTGTCTCTGGACGACTTCTCCGAGCGCATCATCGAGCCGGCGATGAACGTCCTGGCGGCGAACATCGAAGCGGACGCCATGTCGATGTACCGCTCCGTGTCGCAGTCGATCTGGAACGGCGGCTCTCCGTCCTCGTTCCCGCAGGTGCTGGCGGGCCGCAAGGTCCTGGTGGACGCCCTGGCTCCGCTGGGCAACCGCACGGCCAACCTGAACACGACCGACAACGTCGACCTCGTCGACGCTCTGAAGGGCCTGTTCAACGACACGACCAACCTGTCGAAGCAGTACCGCGAAGGCTACATGGGTCGCACCGCAGGGTTCGACTTCATGGAGAACACCCTGTGGCCCAGCCACACGAACGGGGCGCGCGTCGCGAACACCTACCGCACCAACACCCAGGTCGGCACCCTGGCGCTGGATGGTACGGCCTACTCGACGATCACCCTGGCGACCGGCACCGGCGCGGCCAACGTCGGAGACGTGTTCACCATCGAAAACTGCTTCCGCGTCCACCCCGAGACCCGCGTGTCGACGGGCGTCCTGCAGCAGTTCGTGGTCACGGCGGCCTTCGCCGGTGGCGCTGGCCCGATCTCGATCAGCCCCGCCATCGTCCTCGGTGGCGCCCGGCAGAACTGCGTCATCCCGACGACCTCTGCGACGGCGGTGGTGACCTTCCTCGGCACCGCCTCGGCGACTGCCGGCACCTCGCTCCTGTACCACAAGGACGCCTTCGCCTTCGCGACGGCTGACATGGTGATGCCGGATGGTGTGGATTGGAAGAGCCGGCAGGTGCTGGACGGCATCTCGATGCGGATCATCCGCCAGTACGACATCAACAACGACAGGTTCCCCTGCCGTCTGGATGTCCTCTACGGCTACGCTCCGATCCGCCCGAGCCTCGCCGTTCGCCTCCACAACCGCTAGGCCTAAGGCCGGTGGGCCACCCTTCAACGGGTGGCCCGCTTTCTTTTCAGAAGGGCACCCTATGGGCGCTATGATCAACGAAGACCGCTTCGGCGTTGTCTCTGCCACCCTCGACGTTGCGTCGGTCGCGGCGGCGACCACGGCGCAGCAGACGTTCACCGTCCCCGGCCTCCGCGTCGGCGACATCGTCATCCCCATGAAGCCGAGCCTGACGGCTGGCCTGGGCATTGCCGGCGCGCGGGTTTCCGCTGCCGACACCCTCGCCATCACCTTCATCAACGCGACGGCTGGCGCGCTCGACCCGGCGGCTGAGGCCTACCTCATCTTCTGGTTCCGGCCCGAGAAGACCTCCACCGTCGTCGTGGCCTAACACTAAGAGCCGCCCCTCAGTGGGCGGCTCTGCCCGTTTACACGGAGAGCAGCATGGCCCTCGACACCTTCACCAACCTGAAGGCCGACTTGGCCATCTGGCTCTCGCGCTCCGACATGACGGATCGCATCCCCACCTTCATCACCCTCGCCGAGGCGACGATGAACCGCGCCCTGCGGACGAAGGGATCGACGGGGCGGTCCACGGCAAGCGTCAATACGGAATACACCGACTTGCCGGCCAACTTCGCCGAGGCGATCTCGATCACGACGACGCACAACGGCCAGATCGTGAACCTGGACCCCGTCGCGCAGGAGACGATGGACGGCTACGAGGCCTCCACCGACTGCCCGAAGATGTACGCGATCGTCGGCGGCCAGCTTCGCCTCTATCCGACGCCCAACACGACCTACGTCCTGGCCATGACCTACTTCCAGAAGGTCCCCGCCCTGAGCGATACGACCGCGACGAACTGGGTCCTGGAGAGCCACCCAGACGCCTATCTGTACGGCGCTCTGTTCCATGCCGGCCCCCTCCTGCGCGACGCGGAGGCGATGGCCATCCACAAGTCCCTCTTCGACACCGCCATCAGCCAGATGCTCTCTGAGCGCCGCCTGCCGGGCGGCAAGCTGCGCGTGGATGAGGCTGTCGCCGCGACGGGCCGCTTCAACATCATCACGGGGTAGCGGCATGTCCAAAGGCGACACCTTCGAAAACGACATCCTGAAGCTGATCTTCCAGGCCGTGGCCATCGCCAACATCGCGGACAACGCGGCCTCCTCTCCGCTCACCCAGCTTTGGATTTCCCTGCATACGGCAGACCCTGGCGAGGCGGGCAACCAGACCACCAACGAGACCAGCTACGGAAGCTACGCCCGCGTGGCCCTGGCGCGGTCGGCGGGTGGCTGGACCGTGACGGGCAACGTGGTCTCACCGGCCTCCAACGTCGACTTCCCAGCCTGCACCTCCGGCACCCCGACGATCACGCACGTCGCCGTCGGAACGGCCTCGAGCGGAGCCGGTAAGCTGCTCTACCGAGGCGCGCTGACGCCCTCCATCGCCGTCAGCCCCGGCATCCAACCGCGCCTCACCACCGGCTCCACGATCACGGAGGAGTAGGCCGTGCCCATCGCGAACAACGACGACTACGTCGGCAGTGCCAAGCAGGTCATCGAGTGGATGCGGTCGGTCACACGCACGACCGTTATCGGCGGGTGGTTCACCCTGTTCGAACTGGCGGGGCAGCCCGGCCCAGGAACCCTGGCGGCGGGCAACACAGCCTCCGGTGTGGTTCACGACGACGCCATCGCGGGCTACCCGCAGATCAACAGCTTCGCTGGCGGGGCCGTCGGCTACCTGACCCGCTTCGCCGGTCATGGCTCCGCAGCCGGAAAACTGGCCCTCTACGACCGCCTCTTTGTGTGCGGGGCCTATCCCGGCATCCAATCGCGCTTGGCGCTGTCCTCGCCGCCGACCGGCTGGCAGTCCCGCGTACCCGGCTCCGACTACAAGGGCCTCGAAATCTGGATCGAGTGCGTCACGGCTCTGGCGGCGACGGCGACAATCACGGTGGAGTACCTCGACCAGGACGGCAACGCGGGGACGACCGGCGCGGTCAGCGTCGGCGGCGCTCTGACCCTCGGTCGGATGATCCAGCTTCCGCTGCAGGCGGGCGACAGCGGCGTCTCGGGCCTTGTGGCCATCACCTCCTCCGGCGCAGCGTCTGGCACCTTCAATGTCATGATTATGCGCCCCCTGATCTCCTGCTTCCGCTTTCCGTTCGCGAACGGCGGTGACACCTGGGACTACCTCAAGACCGGCCTGCCTGTGGTCTACGACAACTCCGCGCTTTACCCGGTCTTCGCCATGGACGGCACGTCTTCCGGCGTCCCCGAACTCAGCATCGAGATCGGGTCGAAGTAGATGGCTATCGCAAGTTTGGACGACTACCGGGCGGCGGTGAAGCAGAAAATCTTCTTCCTCAAGACCGGCCTCAGTGCGAACAACTTCCCGTTCACTTCCTCGGGCACCCCGCCCGCCGGGACGCTGGCGGCGGGCAACACCACGACGGGCATCACGCCCACCGACGCCGTGACCGGCTACCCGCCGATCAACAGCTTCGCTGGCGGCGCGCAGGGCTACCTCACGCGCTGCGACTTCGTCACGTCCAACGCCAGTTCTCAGTGGGGCCTCCTATTCGACCAGCTCTGGAAGTCGGGAGGCCACACCTTCGGCACCAACTTCCCCATGACCACCTCAAACGTGGGGCGCGTGCCGGGCTCCGACTTCAAAGGGCTGCAACTGTGGATCGAGGTCGTCACGGCCATGGTCGGCACGGCGGTCATCACAATCGACTACCGTGACGATGCGGACGTGGCCCAGGTGGCCTCGATCACGCTACCGGCGGCGGCGGGGGCAAACACCATCCACCGGGTCTCGATCCCCTCCCACGGCATTCGCCGGGTCACCAACATCGTCGAGGCGGGGGCCACTGGCGGCACCTACAACGTCGCCATCAACCGCCTGCTCTCGCGGATCAATTACAAGTATTTTGGTGGTTCGGATCGCGGGTGTCCGCCTCCCGACGCCGTGCAGGACAACCCCAACGCCTGCGGCTGGCGGGAGGTCTACGACAACTCGGCCCTGGCGATCTATTGGAGCAACACCTCCGGCAGCCGCGCCAACGAGGTCTGGATTGAGGTCGCGTCGAGATGAGCCTCCAGTTCCGTCGCTGGCGCTCCTCGGCGCTGCGCCGAGCGGTCCAGGGGTTTGAGGGTGGCGCACTCTCGGCGGTCGTCGCCGACGAGTTCTACGGACCATCCTCGACCATCTCCTCTGCCTCGTGGTCCTCGGCTGGCTCGACCTCAGCGTCCCTCGTCCTGGTCGGCATTTCGCCATCCGCCTTCTCGGCGACCTCTTCGACCCTGTCTGATTGGCTGGGGGCGGGGCTTGGCATCATCAGCGCCAGCTTCTCGTCCTCCGGCCTGACGGTCGTCACCTTCAGCGGGGCGACCTTCGGGGGTAACCCCTGGGACGAGGAGGGGGGAGCCCCGGCAAGCTGGGCCTCTGCAGGAGCCTTCCCCAAGACCTGGGCTGCGGCGGCCCCCTCTCCCGAGACGTGGGTCTCTGCAGAGACCTCTCCCGAGACCTGGGTTCCCGAGACCAACTCTCCCGAGACGTGGGGCTAACGCATGCTGTTCGTCGGACCTGACATCCCGGCTCTCCTGCAGCCGATCCTGAAGGCTGTCGTGGACGCCATCGCCGACATCCGCGCGCCGGGCAAACCGACGCAGCTTGCCGCCGTGACGTTCGCCCAGCTTCCGCCCGCCGCCAACTGGCGCAACTGCATGGTGATCGTCACCGATCGCAACACCATCGCCGTCTCTACCCCCTCCGGCTCCACCTGGGCCTGGACACGATCTGATGGGAGCGCCCTCTAATGCCCTCAACCTACACGACCCGCCTGCGTTTCGAGTTGCAGGGGACGGGCGAGAACCTGAACAACTGGGGGGCTCGCCTCAACACCGCCCTGACGAGGATCGACGCGGCCATCGCTGGGCGCGCCGCGATCACCCTCGCCGGCCCGACGGCCTACACTCTCTCCGTCTCCAACGTGGCGGACGATGAGGCCCGCAACGCCTTCCTCGACCTCTCTGGCGTCGGCGGATGCAGCCTCATCATCCCCTCCGTCTCCAAGGTCTACACCATCCGCAACGGCTCCAACGGGGCCGTGACGGTCACGACGGGGGCGGGCACGACCGTCGTCCTCAGTGTGGGCGACACGATGATGGTGGCCTGCGACGGGACCAACGTCCGCACCTTCTCCATCGCCGGTTTCGACCTGAAGACGTACATCGACGCGGCGATCCTCTCGACGACGGGCTCCCTGCCGGCGACGACCGGAAACGAGGGGAGGAGCCTCGTCGTGGTCGGCGGCGCCTGGACGCCCAAGCTGCTCACCGTGTCGGACATCTCCGACGCCAACACCAACATTCGCGGCTTCGCCATCGCCGCCGCAGTCGCCCTCTAGGAGAGCATCAGCATGCCCGCAAACGCCAACGCCGTCCCCAACAGCATCGTCACGCCGCAGACCCCCAGGTCGGCTTCGGTTTTGACCAACGCCGCCCAGGGGACGTTTCCGCCGACGACCGCGCCGAGCAACACGTTCCTCCTGCTCACGGCTGGAACGGGCGGCGGACGCCTGACGCGCCTCCGCGCGACGCCGCAGACGACCATCGCCGCTGCGGTCCACCAGTTGTTCCGCTCCCGAGACAGCGGGACCACCAAGTTCTTCGTCCAGGGCGTGACCCAGGGCGCGGTGACGGTCAACTCGACCACGGCGGCCATCCCGGTCGACTTCGGCTACAGCGAGGACAACCCCCTGGTCCTCGGCCCCAACGAGCAACTGTACGTCGCCTGCAGCGTGTCGACGGCCTGCGTCTTCGACGCAGACTACTCGGACTACTAGGCATGAACCGGCAGGGCATGAGGGGCTTCGCCGGGCAGGGCATGGACGCGCAGCGCGCCGAGCCCGACCAGGACGAGCCCCACACCTTCCCGGCGGCGGCCTCGGCCTACTCGTGGACCGTGCCCAGGACCGGCAAGTGGAAGTTCGTCGGCTGGGGGGCCGGTGGTAGCGGGTCGCCTGCGGGCGGTGGCGCGTCTGGCGGCTATTTCGAGATCACGCGCCAGCTTCGTCGCGGCGCGGTGGTCACGATCACGGCAGGTGTTGCGTCCTCCAGCGACACGAGCGTTGTCCTGCCCGGCGCAACGGCCACCGCTACCCGTGCAAACGGGCAGACAGCCGGAACCGCGAGCGGCGGTGACGTCAATCTCGCCGGTTCAGCCGGTGTGGCCGCTGGGTCCAGCCCAGGCGCGGCGGGCCTTGGAACGGGCGGCGGCGCAGGTGGCGCGCCGAGCGGCGGCTCTGGAGGCTCTGGTGCGCCCGCGAACCTGCCCTACCGAGGCGGCGCGGGCGGCCCAGGGTCGGGCCAGGGCGGCGTGGGCGCAGGCGCTGGCGAGCAGGGCGTGGCGACCATCCCAGGTCAGTCCGGCCTCGTCCTGGCGGTCCTGATCAAGGGCTCCTAGCCCACCACCCAACATCACCAAAGGAGAGGCCATGTCCCTCTATCAGCGCATCAACGCGACCACGGGGCTCCTGGTCGGGGAGCCCGGCCCCTTGCCGGCGAACCTCGTCGGCCTGAAGGACGAGAGCCTCGCGGACCTCGAGCAGGCCCTGGGCTCCACCATCGCGCACGAACTGGGCTTCGGCGACACGGGCTTCCTCCCGGTGCCGCCGCCCGAGCCGGAGCCGCCGCCGGTCAGGCGCGACATCACCCGCATCCTGTTCCTGCAGCGCATCCCCGCGCCGGCCCGCATCGCCATCCGCACCGCCGGCAAGACCAACCCGATCATCGAAGACTTCCTCGATCTGATCTCGGCGACAGACACGATCAACCTGGACGCCGCCGACACCCTCGCCGGCGTCGCCTACATGCAGAGCCAGGGTCTCCTCACTGAGGCCGAGGCTGGGGCGCTCCTCGCATGAGCCTCGGGCGCTGGGGCTTCAGGATCGCCGTCGCCATCGACCAGCTAGGCAACGCTATCCTGGGCGGCAACCCCGACGAGACGATCTCCAGCCGCGCCGAGAAGGCCCGGCTGCGCGGCGAGCGGTGGGGGTGCCTTCTCTGCCGCTTCCTCGATTGGCTCGATCCGAACCATTGCGCCAAGTCCGTCGAATGGGATGAAAAATGACCCGACAGTCCCTTGACCTCCCGCCCGGCATGTTCTCCGACGACAGCCGCCTCGCGAGCAAGGGGCGCTGGGCGACCGGGTCCAACGTGCGCTTCGTGGAGGGCAGGCCGGAGATCATCGGCGGCTGGGAGAGCCTGACGGACAGCCTGCTGACGGGCGTCTGCCGCAACATCTTCCAGTGGACGGATCGCCTCGCCGCGCCGTCCCTCAACATCGCCTTCGGGACGCACTCGAGGCTGCAGGTGTGGGTGGGTGGCTCGCTGTTCAACATCACGCCGACCCTGGCCCTCCCCGAGCAGACCCTCGGCAACAACCCCATCGCGACGACGAACACCCTGACGACCGTCGTCGTCACCCAGGCCGGCCATCCGCACCTCGTCGGAGACAGCGTCACGATCTCTGGCGCGACGGCAGTCGCCACCGTGACGATCAACGGCACCTGGACGGTGACGGCGGTCACGACGAACACCTGGAGTTTCACCGCCGGCTCTTCCGCCAACGCGACGACCACGGGCGGCGGCGCGGCTGTCCTGGCGAAGCCCAACAAGGCCTTCGCCGACGGCGCGATCGACGGCACAGGCGGCGCAGGCTTCGGCACGGGCGCGTGGGACGTGGGGACCTACGGCTCGCCCTCCACCTCCGACTACTGGCCCAGGACGTGGTCTATCGCCGCCTGGGGTGGGCAGATGGTGGCCTCGCCCAGGGCTGGGACCATCCACCTCTGGCAGAACGTCACGGGGACGCCCGCCGCGCCGATCAGGGAGGCCCCCGCCCGCGTGCGGGCCATGGTGGTCTCGAACACCGACCAAATCTTCGCCCTCGGCTGCAATGAGGAGGTGAGCGGCGTCTACAACCCCCTCTGCATCCGCTACAGCGGCATCCGTCGCGTCAACGAGTGGACGACCCTCACCCCGAGCGACAGCACGTCGAGGGAGTACATCCTGCCCGGCGGGGGGGAGATCGTCACGGGCCGCAACCTCGGCCCCTACATCCTGATCTGGACGACGAAGGACCTCTTCTTCGCCGACTTCACGGGCAACCTCGCCGCCCCCTGGCGCTTTACGCGGGTCGGTGAGAACTGCGGAGCCGCCGGCCCCAACGCAGTCGCCGTGAAGGGCCAGCGCGCCTTCTGGTGGGCTCCTGACGGGCAGTTCCTCACCTTCTCCCCCGGCGGTCAGCCAGAGGTGATCGAGTGCCCCATCTCCCAGGACGCGATCGACAACATCTCGCCGTCGCAACTCGACAAGATCGTCGCCTCGATCAACTCGAACTTCAACGAGGTGCGCTTCGACTACCCCGACGGCAGAGACGGCTTTGAGAACAGCCGCTACCTCGCGATGAGCATCTCAGACCTGAGGTGGTATTCGGGCGTCATGGCCAGAACGGCCATGGTCGACAGCGGCCCATCTGACACGCCCATCGGGACGACAGCCGGCGGCAACATCTACTGGCACGAGCGGGGGCGCAGCGCAGACGGTTCCCCTCTTGCGTGGAGCATCGAAAGCGGCGAGATGTTCTTTGATCCCGAGCGCACGTCCCTGATCAGGGGCCTGCTCCCAGACGTCAAGGATCAGGTCGGCCCCTGGGCCTTGACCCTGTTTACACGCATCCGGCCCAACCAGCCCCCGACCACCTACGGCCCGTACACGTTCGCCTCGACGGACGATCAGGTCGACTTCATGGCGACGGGCTGGCTTTTCCGCATCAAGTTCTCTGGGTCCTCAAGCCCGGCGAGGGGCCGCCTGGGCCTCCCTCAGTTCGACTACACACTGCTTGGTAAGCGGTAGGAGGTTCATATGGGTTTCTTTGGTTCCGGTAGCTTCAACAAGTCGAAGACGAGCGCGAAGTCGACGGCGACGACCACGTCGACCGGCACGAGCCGCCAGCGCGCCTACCTGGACGACGTCTTCAAGCAGCCCGCCATCGACCTGATGGGCAACGTCAGCAACCTCGCGAAGACGGACCCGACGACCCTCGTCCCGAAGGACAACGCCCTCCAGACGGAGGCGGCTGGCCGTGTAAACTCGCTGACCGGGAACCCTGAAGCCTTCAATCAGTCCAACGATTGGATGAAGAGTGTCGCTGGGGCCTCCGCCCCCCAGGTCAACGGCGAGAGCCTCCTGACCGGCCTCAGCAGCTACTACAACCCCTTCGAAAAGGACGTCATCGACAGTTCGATGGCCGACTACGACTTCAGCGCCGGTCGGGATCGCGCGGGCGACATCCTGGGCATGGCGGCTGGAGACGCCTTCAGGGGCTCCGGTGGCGCGCTCACCCTGGCCGCCGGAGACGACGCCCGCCGCAGGGGCCGCTTCGCCCTTGGGGCCGGTATCCGCAGCGCCGGCTTCGATCGCGCGACGGCCCTCTCCGCTTCGGACGCCGATCGCCGGCAGCAGGCAGCGATGGCCAACGCCACGTTCACCGGCCAGCAGCGGGACCGCACCCTGGAGGCGGCGCGAGGCCTCACGGCCAACGCGACGGCCTTCGACGCCAACCAGCGCGCCAACGCAGGCCAGACCTTCGACATGGGCACCCAGCTTCGCACGCAGGAGCAGGAGAGGGCGACTGCGCCCTTCGACATGCAGAAGTACCTGACCGATCTGTGGGGCGGCCTCGCCAACCCCTTCTTCGGCAGCGACGAGGACGTGACCGAGAACTCAACGGCCAACACCACGTCGAAAGGCAAGTCTTCGGGCTTCGGTCTCACTCTTGGCTTTGGGAAGTAAGACATGGCAAATCGCAGAGGCCCGAGGGGCCTGAAGTTTGGGCCGGTCGACGAGCCGGCCACCATCGATCCCCGCACGGCGACGCCCGACGGTGTGGACCTGTCGGTGCCGTACAAGTCCTGGCACGACATGCAGGAGCCGGCGAGCGGGCGGGGGATGACCAACACGCCGCAGGAACTGCAGTACGCCATGCACCCTGATCAGCGGCCCAAGGACCCCTACGCGCCGGATTGGATCGACTACTTGAGCGGCCTGCTGGACGGCCAGCGCCCGCGCGACATCCGCCGCGACTACGAGAAGCGCAGCGAGATGGAGCGCATGCGTCGGGCTCTGGAGGATGGCGTCCTGACCGACCCGCGCGAGCGCCTCGCCTACCACACCAACCCCGACGAGTGGGGCAAGAGCGTCTCGACGAACTACGGCAAGACGGTCGCCAACGAGGGGGACACCCTGGTCAGCCCCGGCTACGGCACGCGGAAGTTCGACAAGACGCCCGGCTATGCCGAGCAGGGCATCAGCCCGAGCGACGCCCTCGCCAGGGCGCAGGAGGCAATGCGCCTCGACATGGAGCGGGCCGACAAGGCCGCCCGCCGCGACATCGATTGGTACAACGCCAGGAGCCAGCGCATTTCGGCGACGAGGCCGCGAGCAGGCGGTGACGGCGAGAGCCCCTTTAAGCCGGTGAACCTCGGACCCGTGGGAGGTTAACAAATGGCCAAAGCTGACGACTACATCACAGGCAACATGTACGACCTCGGCGACGGCGGTGAGCCGCAGGTCTGGGGCGGCAAGAAGCTGGGCTGGGTCTCCAAGGAGCGTTGGAAGGCCACGAGGGGCGAGACGCAGGTCAAGTTTGACGCCGACCTCGACCTTCGCAGACGCCTCGACAGGGCCAAGCAGATCGCCACTGACAGCCCGACGGCGACCGGCTTCATCGGGGGGCTGATCTCCGGCCAGGGCGCGCCTGCATGGTCGCCCTTCAAGGGCATCGGCGCGGCCCACGACCTCGCGCAGCAGGTCAAGCCCGTGCGCGCGTCTGCCGCCTTCTCCAATCTGCAGGAGATGAGGCAGAACAACCCGACGGGTGCGGCGGTCGGTAGCCCGTCCGACACCGACATGGCGCTGTTGATGTCCAAGGATGCGAACCTCGAGGTCAGTCAGTCGCGCGAACAGTTCCTTGAAGAGGTTGCTGCCGCTCGCAGGCACCTGGGCCGCAATCGCAAGGGCCTCACCGAGGACTACCCCTACGACCTCCGCACCGACAACCCTGAAGACATCCCCCAGGGGGCCTTCTTCATCGCGACCAACGGCAAGCTGTACCGCAACAAGAAGGGCGCTGGCGCTCCTGGCCAGACGGCGCAGGAACGGGCGAGTTCGTTTGAGTACCTGGGACCGGAGGGCCGCTAATGGAGGTCTATCGCTTCAAGGGGCCTGACGGCCAAATCCACCGCGCCAGGGCCGCGTCGCCCGAGGAGGCGAAGGCCGGCCTGGAGAAGATGTGGGCCGATCGCGCCAACACGGGCCGCGTCGCCGCGCAGAAGGACGCCCGCACTCGGGTGCGGAACACGCCGGCGGTCATCCGCGCCCTCAACGCGGGAGCCTGGGCCAACTGGGCAGACGACCTCGACGCCTGGGGCGCTGGCGTCGAGACGGGCCTCAACAACAAGGTCCGCTCGCTGGTTGGCAAGGAGGCCCTCCCCTACACGCCGGAGGAGGCGCGGGCGGCGGTCCTGGCCGCCAACAAAGAGGGCGACGAGCAGTTCCGCCAAGACCACCCCTGGCTCTCCACCGGCTCCAACATCCTCGGCGCGGTCTTCGGCCCCGGCTCCAAGATGGCTGGTCGCTACATCGGCGGTGGGGCGACCATGATGTCCCGCGCGAAGCGGGCGGCCCTCGTGGCGGGCGGCTACGGCGGGGCGGCGGGGGCCGGCAACGCCGAGAACGACCGCGTGGGCGGCTTCGTCGGCGGCGCGCTGATGGGCGCGCCCGCCGGCTTCGTCGGCGTCCCCGTCCTCGAAAAGACCCTCCCGCCCATGGCTCGCGCCGTTGAGCGCGTCGCCATCCCCGCGATGGGCCGGATGGCCGAGGCGATGCCCAATCTCGCGGCCCAACTCGACCGCGCGACGGGCGGCGCGTCGACAAGGCGTGTAAACAGGCAGCCCCTCAGCGAGGATGAGTACCGCGTCGCGAAGGCCCTCGAGGAGATCAGGCGCGACGACCTGGACGGCGGATACGCTCCCGGCGGCGGGCCGGCCATGTACGATCGCGGGCCAAACATGCAGACGACGGCTGACGTCCTCGTGCAGTCCGGCGGCCCCGGCGGCGCTCGCGTCCGCGCCCGCGCCGAGGAGGTGAAGGCCAACGAGCAGCCCGACCTGCGAGCCGATCTGGCGCAGGGCCTCGGCGGTCGCGGCGACTACTGGGAGACCCTCGAGACCATGCAGAAGGGTCGCCGGAAGGCCGCCGACGATAGCATGGGGCTCATCGGCGACCGGCCCATCATGCTCGATGAGAACAGCGTCGCCGCCCTCCGCTCTGAGCGCGCCCGAAGCGCCATGGCCGAAGCCGTCAAGAACGCCCTCGCCTCGGAAGATGAGGCCGTCCGCCACTCCGGCGTGGCCCTGCAGCGCCTGATGGACGACCTCGGCGACACGCCCGGCTACGCCCTCGGGCCGCGCGCCATCACCGTGCGTCAGGCGCAGGACATCAGTGAGAGCCTTCTCAAGGCTGCAGATGCCGCGTTTAAGAGCAGCACCGTCACTCCAGGTCTCGGCCCGACACTGAAGAGCCTGGGGCGGGCTGTCCGCACAAACGCCAGGACGCCCGATCGCGGCGGCCTCAAGGAGTACGACGACTTCCTCAAGCAGTACGCCACCGACATGGAGATCGAGGGGGCCTATGAACTCGGCTCCAACGTGCTGAAGAACGGCCTCGACAACTCGGCTGAGTTCGTTCGCCGGGAACTGGACGAGGCGGGGCCGGGGGCGATGGCCGCCTACCGCAAGGGCGTCGCAGAGCAGCTTCTGAACACCGTGATGGACACGGGCGATCTGCGCGTGCTGCGGAACCTCCTGAAGAACGAGAACTTCAAGCAGCGCCTGCGGCTGGCCTTCCCTGACGACGCGTCCTTCGTCGAGTTCCTCGATGCCGCCGAGAAGCGCGTCATGCAGGCCAACCTCAACAACCGCTACGCCGGCGGCTCCCCCACCTACCTGCGTCAGGCCATGCGCCAGCGCCTGGAGGGCGAGGGCTACGATCTGAGCGACCTGATGGACGACGTCACCTCACCGCGCGCGGCGGCTGGCCGAGTGACTGCGCGCATCCTCCAGGGTCGCGGCGGCATCCTCACCGACCCCAAAAGGAACGCGATCCTGGGAGGGGCTCTCCTCGACGACGCCGAGATGTCTCGCCTGCTGAACGGCCTCCAGACGGGTCAGCGCATCCAGGGGGCCATCAGCCGCTCCACCGCGCCGATCGCCGGCAGCACGCAGAACCGCCCCTAGAGCAGGCTCACGACGAAGTACGTCACGCCGAGGATCACCCCGGCGATGGCGGCGTAGGCCGTGTCGCGAATAGCGGCGCGAGGCGGTCTGACGACCTCGAACTCGGCATCGATGATCTCGCGTTCGAACATAGCCACCACCCTAACCTTCAGCAGGAGCGCCCGTCCATGGCGAACGCCGAACCCAGGACCACGTCTTGGATC